AATGCCGCGAACAGGAATTATAGTTACCTATGCATCAGTGCCTGCACCTTTTTTGTCCCCTTTTTGTCCCCTTTGACTGACAAATCTAGAAGCATCCAGAAACAAGTTATTAAATCGTATTTCAGCGGCTTCGCTGTGGCTGATGATTTAGTGCACAAAAATAAGCCTCCCTGAGCAAAGGAGGCAGAACGACAAGGCCTTACAAGCTGACTAAAATATTCAGTTGCTTACGTATCTTATTTTACAGCATTATGCCCGTGCTTCAAAGCAACAAAAAAAGCCCTCCACCCGCGTTAGCGAGCAGAGGACTTTTTGTTACCTGATATACAGGATTTCGCCGGGATAGATCAGACGGCTGAGAGCATTTTGATTGCCTTATAAATTTCAGGGTTGCTTAGCAGAGACTGAATCCCAGCCGTAACCGTTTCTGGATCCAGTGAAACATACTTGGATTGATTAATATCAGCATCATTTTTTAACTGCTCTAGAGTCGAAGCATCAATATGGACTTCCATTTGCTACTCCAATCTGCAGCCGGTCGAGAGGTTCCCCAAACATACCAGCATACGTGTCAGTGTACTGTGGCAAACTCGTGCCATCATCACACACAACATCGAGCCAGCCAGCCCATTGTGTCGTCTGACTGCGATAATACGCTTGCTGGTATGGTTCACCGGCGGGCGTGAGAAACACAATCTGAACCCCATCAATCGCCTCACCAGTGATACCAGCACAGCCGTTGACCGTATCATTGCGATCGCCTTTGGTTACCCAAGGTAGCCACCCGCTTTTAACCGTGTGAACTCGATACTTAATGCTACCATGATCAACTTTGATGTACAGCAGATCATGCTGATGATTTGGCAATCCAGCAAACCCGTTGTCACCAGAGCCAAAGTTAGTGACTTCATCAAGCCAACCGCCACCGAGCAAGTGCAAGCCGTAAGTCACATTGACCTTACGAGATACAGTTGCTTGCGCACGCGTGCTTTGTGCTGCTGGTGCGCTCGTAGATGCATCTACGGTAGTTGTCCCATTAGCCAGATCTGCCGCTAATTTATCCTTCGTAATGCCCCATCGAGCCAGATACCCATATGGATCAGTATGATCACCCCAAATATGCTGCGTTACCCACAAATGAGACTTGATGCCAGGCGTTCCAGCACCGCCGGCGTCCAAACTAGTCGGAATGCCATATTGAGCAGCCATATCACGTGAAAGCTCGATATAGACGGCATAATCCTTCTTGAAAGTTTCGGGATCACTCGTGTGGCCCAATTCAATTTGTACTGGGCTGTTAGCATTTGCCACTGTCCCAGCACCCCACTGAACATAGCCGGGTTCACCAACTTGATAAACCTGACCGCCATCGCCTACAACAAATGCCGTATAAGCAACTTCAGCAGCAATATTGTTTTTGAAGTAAGCGGCATTTGCACGCGCACCAGATTCAGCACCAACATCATGTAGGATAATGTAAAGTCGATTAGCTACTTGCGATGAACCTTCATTTGCACCCAAAGCAAATTCTTTGTTGATGGTATAACTCATACTATTTTACCTCCTCGTTAGGCTTAACAATTTGATAAACGCCAACGGATGCAAGTCCTGACAGCAGTCCTGCCATCGCATAAGCACCGATTAAGGGAAGATGGCCAAAAGCCATCGCCCAAACGCAGGCCAGTAAAATACCCGTTCCAATTGATAGAACGGGTAGCAGTTTACCCTCTGCAGGTGTATATCGTTTGAAGATTTCGGTGAAACCAGTGGTGATCGGTGCGATGACAACCGCAATTGCTAGTACCTGAAGTAGTTCATTTTGCATGTCTTAGTTCCTCCAATTCTCTTGTTAACAGTAAGCTTTTCTTTTTCAGTTCTTCATTTTCTTCTCGGAGCCTGTCGTTGTCTTTATTCACCCTGTCCAGCAAATCCATAGCCTCATCATGTTCGGTTTTGCGCCGGCTCTCTCGAAGACTTAGATAGGCAACCAGCGCAGATAGAATACCTGCGATATAAGGCGCGTATGCCATGAGGTATTTATCAATCATCTCTTGTATCACTCCTTCGCGCCAAAATCAGCACGAAGGCTGTTATGATTGCATTGCTGATCCAACTTGAGTAGATTCCAGTTGATATCGAGGTAAGGAATTGCAGTATTGTCAAGAACGACATTAAAAAGCTGGTAGTCGTAAGCAACAGCCGATTGGCTATTGCCAACTGTGTTTCCCATAGCACCCAACCCCCAATCCCGAGTCCATCAATGACAAACAAAAACCCCACAATGTCATCGTTTAACCAGTCAGAGTAATGTGGGGGCCAGATGAAATAATGGTCATTGATGATTAGAAACAAGCCAATGGCAACCATGCCAATGGCGAGTGCTGTGTGTGTCGGGTGATCTCTGATTTTGTTAAGCATTGTCATCACTTCCTTCCATAAAAATAGCCGCTAGCTTTTGCTGGCGGCATAGTCACTGCCTGTAATTTGCTTGTATTGATCTGGGGTAATCATTACCGGTACATAAGGTGTTAAATCAATCCCCCAACTGTAAAACAGCACACACTGATCATAATAAGTCACTTGATTTCACCGCCTTCATCTGCGCTACGTCAAGAGCAAGCGCGGCAAGCATTCGCTGTTCTGGTGACGCCTCAGATTTAGGTCTGTCAGCGTCTGGGTCATAGCCAGCATCTGGAACAACCTTGCCATCAACAATACTTGCATGGTTCTCATACAAGCCAACAGCATCGTCAACCTCAATAACCTCGAATCCTTCATCGGTTGGACCTACTGGTCTATTTTCATCAGCATTTGCCCAATTAAGTAGCCGATTATTGCTATCCGTCCACACTTTGATTTTCATAATTGCCTCCTAGCCAAAAAATGAATCCCCCGTTGGATAATCGTCTTGTGTTAGATAAGAAACAGATCCACCATAACTTCCAGATGCTTTAGAAATGTTGCTATACCAGCCGACCGTTCCTCCGCTTGGCGTGCTTGAATACATAGCTGTAGATTGTCCGGGATCTGAAAAGCTCAAGCAGCTTGCAACAATATTGTTTGTCAATAAAGGTTTGTAACCGGGTCTAATATCTGCGAGTCTCAAATAATTGTACTGATTAGCTATTGTGTGAATTTGAAAGTTGACGGTCACCAAATTTCCACGTCGCGTGTAGTAAATATATGCGTAATCAATATCAATATTTCTTAGCGCGGTTGTATTGACGTAGAAAAATGTCACGTTGTCTTTTGAAGTGAATTCAGACTGAATATATTTTTTTGTAGCGGCACTGGGGTCACTGATCAGCGTTTGTAACTGAAGTGCACCACGTTGGAGCGCAACTGACGACATGTTTCCCTTTTGATCAGGAGTGGTGATGTAGTTGAACATTCCATTTGGGCTCAAAAGTGATTTGTAGTATTGACCATTGGGATTGCCATTATTGTCTTCAATGTTGCCCAGTATACTTAGGTTCGCATCTTTTAGTTCAAGATTGCCAGAACTCTTGGCACCGTCAATCTGAACATGGCTGAAAGGCGAATTAATGTCAGGAGAATTAAAGGTTGAGCTGTCAACCTCAATCGATTGCAGCTTTTTGATGCTAAGCACTGCCTGCTGAATACTTTGATCAACCCAAGCTGTACCATTGTAGTATTGCAATGCTGTGGCATCGTTAAGCGTTGTCCCATGCCACCATAGGTCACCTTTCTTGGGACTAGCAGGCGTGCCAAGCTGAATGTATGTGTATGGCACATCCTTGCTTCCGGGAATGCCCCGAGGGCCCTGTTCGCCTTTGAACAACGCCCACGAGTATTTAGTTGGATCTGTGCTATCAGCTTGGGTCTGGTCAACGTATTGACCGAAATAAGACTTGCCAGTGCCATCTGTAGTTGAGAAGTCTTGACTCCCATCAATACTATTAGCGTATGCAGTATGCAAATAGCTACTCGTTCCCGCAGGCCCCGGCTTACCATCAGCACCATCTTCGCCCTGAATCAATGCCCACTTGCCGGCGTAATCTGCCTGATTGTCGCTTGGGACGGATGACTTATTTGACCAAACGATTGCCATATACTTCTTGCCACTTGGGAAGGCACTCATGTTGGTACCCTTGTCATCATCGGCATAACGAAGCCAAGGATAGTATTGAATTGTCTTGGGCATGTTGGCCATCTGGTTGGCAAGCTCACTGAGGCGTTCGTCAAAGCTAACGGTCTCGTGCGCAAACTCACCCAAAGTCAGTTTGACAGAATGGTTGGCGCGACAACGCTCAATACTCAACACCTTGGCCGACAAGAATAGTTGCTGGTTTTCATCGGCGATGTGGACGGTTTGATTCAGTGGTACGTATGGTGAGTTAACCAAATCAATATCATAGGTTTCATTCGGATGGTTATACTTTTTCAAGTCTGCCAAAGCCGCTTGCAAAAGTGCCGCCTGCGATTTTGAATCAAACGTTTTAACCCGATTCCAGTCAGACTGTGTTGGGTTAGGGTTGCTATTGCTTAACAAACGTGAATATTTCTGCACAGTAATGGTATCGTGCAAGAACCCGTACTGATCAAGCACAAACTGTCCCGTTGGATCAGTCCACTTGTACCCGATCAAGTTAATTGGATCCTGATTAGTTGATCCCTCCGTGCTTTCTGGCACCGCTCCATAAGCCTTAATCGATGTTTCCATGTCATAGGTATCGCGGTGAGTGACGATGTTGTTGATGTCCTTATTCATTTCAAAAGAGATCAAGCTATCGCCGGCCGTTTCATGCCGAATGTTAATGACACGCTTAACCAAGTTGGTTCCAACAAACTCAAAGCCAAAACTAAGCACTGCATCAAAATCCTTTGCCACGGCAATAATGCGAGCCAGTGAAGTTGCTTCATCAGTCCACTCAAGCGTTCGGACGTTATCAGGAAATTCGTTGATACCAATCTCCCAGCCAGAATCATTTGTAAACCTTGTGATGTAGTCAGCGATGGTATATGGTTTGTCGGCCTTGAAGGCACCGACGGTTTCGTTAATTAAATCATTCCCAGCATCACTAGCAACAATTGAGTGAATATGGCCTAGTGAATCATGCTCAACCGATTCGATCACCATTTGGTGCCCGTTGCCTTCTTCATCCTGATAAAGAATGAAGTTGGTTTCTTTGGCCATCTGATTGACTGCTTGTTCCTGATCAGTCGTAAATTTAATATCAAGAGACAGGCCGACCGCAGGACGATTATCAACACTTTGTGTTTCTATATCGTTGTTAATTCGCCATTCGCCTTTGCCATCAGTCGACCCAACACCCAAAATGTTTGATTTTCGATCTGCAAAGTAATACTCCATTTATAGCCACGCCTCCCTTATATCGACTTCACATGCAAATAGTTGTGCCCAGCTCGAGGGCGTTATAGCAATCTCAGTATCACCGGGCGGCAGTTTGAACTGCTCCCATTGATTGCCGATCGTGTGCATAGTTGGGTCAAGAGAACCATTCAAGTACGTCTTAGCGTTAGCCACATCAATCTTGAGAACATCGCCATTGCTAAAACGATTCTTGATATTCGTATACCAACTGACGTTCTGCCATTTGACAGTAGACGCAATCAGATACATGGTCGATTCGCCCCACGTCTTGTCACGCATGAACCACGTTGAGAATTGCTTGGTCTCAACATCGGCAGCGTCCGCAAAGGTAAACTGTCGGGTAATAGTCGTCTCTCGTCCTTGATTGCCAACCCATGGTGACACTCGGAAAACAACTGAATTACCAAATTTCTGTAATTCCAACTGAATGAACTTGTCGTTAGTGAAAATGCTACGATCAAGCTGTTCATTGACGACTAGTTGATTTTTGTAGTAGCACATCCACCAAAGCTGATCGGACAATGCGCTATTATCCTTCAGTATCATCTGAAAAATTGGCTTACCGTCACTCTCTAACGTTGTTTCGAGCGCACCTACCTGTGCTACCCCAGTTTGGAAGCGTGTCATGACATCCCAAGTCAGATTGCTCTTGAAGTTACCGTTATGCGTCTGGACGAGATTGTGCTTGACTGAAGGACCATTCCAATACTTGTGGTCGCCAGTAATACTGGGCCAATTAGGCTCAACCTTCCAGCCATCATAATCGTCATGAGTCCAAATCGCATTGCCAATCTGTTCATTAGGCATACTAGGATCACCACCCCAATAGGGATTGTTTGTGGCGGCTTGATTATCCATATGTGATCCTTGCACGGCTGCCAAATCAAGTGCTACTTCGCTTTCTTCGGTGGTGAAACCATCAATTTCTTGCGTGCCAAATTGGAGAATACCCGGGCGATCATTGGCAATCCCAACCATGCCGTTATCAGCGTGCATAGTTGCCGTAATAACTGGCTCAACCGGATAAGTGCCGCCATTGTGCACTGTGATGGTGTCGGTATAGTATTCAGGATCAGCTGGGTTAGGCGACCAAGCAGTAGGTGTATTCCCTACTTCCAGCTTGGCTTCTTTGTATCCATATGATCCGGATACTGAAGTGCCATGGTTAAATGTGTAAACCGTTTGGCACTTGATATTTGCATATTTGCTGTCTGTTGTTACCTTGACAATGCTGTATCCACTAGTACCGGCTGATACAGTATTGCCTTGTGCCCATACAATTTGACTGCCACTTGAGTCTGAACAGTCCAATTTTGCACATGCGTCAAAGGTGGGATTGTCAATCCATACTTTGAAGCAATATCTTGTACCAGCCTGAGGGACTACAGTCCCAAAAATGTGTTCATTCCAGCCGCTTAAGCTTGTAGATGCTAGCTGATTACTTGTCCCCGTAAGCATGTTCACCGGCACGTCCTTGTAAGGCATATTGTCAAACGTCTTCGTGGCTACCGAGTGCGCAATGCCATCGGGGACCAGAAAATTAATAGTACCAGTGCCAAGAAAATAAGCTCGGTCCATATCGATCTTGCCGTCAACTTTTGCATACCAAAATTCATCAGGGCGATCATCAATGATTAGCTTCTGAACATCCGTGCTATAAAGTAGTGGCGCTAACTGCCGTTCAAATTCACGACGAGATAGCGCCACAAAATCATAAGTTACTGGAATGATTCTCGATTTCAATCGACTTCTAATAAGCATTTCCCCGTCTCCGGCACCGACAGGCTGGGTTGTATTCTCAACTTCAGAAAAAACGCCGCGGGCTGCACTGAATTGAAGAGAGGAACTGCCAATCTTATGACCTCCAAATATTAAATTTGCCACTTAGAAAATCCCCCTTCTTCTATTACTCATAATGGTGGCTCTGTTTTTCAATTTATTTATTGTTGGATACAGCCACCGTCCTACTTCACGCCCATTGTCGAGAACAACCTTGCCTTCAGGAACAGACGGGTTACTAATCTGATAAGTTGTTAATTCGATCAGTCTTGCTAGCAAATCCTCAACACGACTATTGCTACCACTAGAAATGCTGGTAACAAAGGTTTGCGGATTCAATTGGTTTATTCTATTAGCAGCGCCTCCGAAGTCTGTGGTGCCACCAGCAAAACGTGGAATCGAGTATTTTCTTGCGGACTGCATGGCAGTTTCAATTTTCGTATGCCGAGGAAGTGGTAAGGTAACGTCTCGCCCATATGCCACAAATTTTGCTCCATTTGGTAGCGTGACGACCTCTTGATAACGAGTGCCAGATGCATCGTTAATAGTTGCTAATCCACCGGTAAAGTTTTGAGTGCCTCGTGCAAACTTGCCACTGTTCAAAAGTCGTTGTACAGCGGGATCAACATCTGCATTAATCACGAATGTTTTTGTGATGGTAGCATCGCCACCGAATGCAGCAACTGCATTGACGCCAATTTGTGACGCTTCTGATACTCCACTTGCATCCCCGTTAAATAATCTCATTAATGGATCTTTGCTATTGAACAGCAGAATGCTGCTTTGCCCTTTTGATGACTCGCTATTAACGCTCGACGAATCGCCTTTAAATGGCTTCAGCACTGGGTTAGTTCCATTAAATAAAATGATACTGCTTTGACCAGAATTAGACGCACCATTAACAGACGATGAATTACCATTGAAAAGCTTTAGACCCGGCAATACCTCGTTATACTTAACAATGCTTGATTGCCCAGAAGAAGACTCTGTCTTAACGCCACTGGAATTCCCATTAAAAAGCTTTAAGCCAGGTAGAACTTCGTTGTATTTCTGAATGCCCCCTTTGGCTTCTTCTGTTTTTCCAAGCACATCAGTATTATTTGCTTTTAGCCCTTTTTCGTTGGGGTTCTTAAACAAATTGTATTGATCAATTGCAACTCCAGCTTTTTCCAATTTTGTACGAGCATCGGAATCGTTCATCAACAGACTTTTGGTAGAGTTTGGAAGGCTGTTCCAAAGACCGTATTTAACAACCATATCGGCTAAGTCGGATTTGCCTTTGGTCTGCATAATGGCAGTCTTTTCTTCTATTGATAGGCTATTCCACTCTCCGGTTTTGATCATGGCCTGGACTAAGCCTGCAGAAGCTTTATCTTTAACGATTGCTTCTAGCTGGCCAAGAGTTAATCGATTCCAGTCATTTGCTTTATCAATAGCGGCTACCAAAGAGCTGGTATCGCCCTTTGCTACAGCCTGGATTTCTTTTGGTGTAAGTGTATTCCACAAATTTAGCTGATCAATAATATCAGCGATGTCTTGCTTGCCAAAAGAAACTAGGGTTGCATATTTCTGCGTATTTGGAAGCTTGTTCCAAACTCCCATGTCAAAAAGGATGTCTTCAAGATCTTTCTTGCCTTTAGCATTGACAATCGCTTCTTGAACTTTTAAGTCGAGCTTCTGCCACTCGCCGGTTTGCTGAAGTGAAGATACTAATGGCACTGTTGCTTTATCTTTAACAATGGCTTCTTGCTGTTTCAAGGTGAGATTGTTCCAGTCTCCGCTCTTGATTAAAGCATTTACTAAAGGCGTGTAATCGCCCTTCACAATTGCTTGCTGATCCTTAAGCGACAGACTATTCCAGGAAACAAACTTATCCATAATATCTGCAAGTTGCTCGCGTCCCTGAGTACGGATAATTGCATTCTTTTCGGGAACGCTCAATTTCTGCCATTGTTTAGAAGAAGCAAGTGCTTCAACAATCATTTGCTTGGCATTAGAGGTGATCTTGGCATTCTTTAAATCGAATTTAAGTTGCTGCCAACCTTTTTTAGTGCTGGCCGTATCTTTCAACACTTCAGGAAGATTTGTCTTCACCTTCCCAGTTTTGGGATCAAAAACAAGACTATTCCAGTGATCACCGGCCTCTTGAGCCGCTTTACCAAATCCTTCAGTTGCGGCCGCAAAGTCTCGATTACTCTTAACTCCTTTGGCCATAGACTTCTCATAACTGCTCATAGCAGACTCGGCTTGTGAACTTGTCAGGTGGAAGTCAGTTTGAAGTTCCGCTAGCATTTCCGAGCGCGATGTTCCTTGCGCTTTCATGGCTTGAATTGCACCAGCATAGATGACTTTCATCTTGTTCTGGTGGTCCTTTTCCAAGCCTTCTAGTGCTGTGTGGCGCATGGTGGCATCGTTCTTGTACTCTGTGTTGATCTTGTCCTGTGCCGCCTTATAGGCGCTGTTTTCCTTGTTAGAGGCGTTCCACATATCTTGATACTGCTCTAGGGCAGCACTCTTAGACATTCGTGTTCTCTCACCAAGGACAGCTTTAAGAACATTATTCTGTTGTGATCCAGAAATCTGTAGTGTCTTGACAGCCAGTGCGGCATTTTTACGACGGTAGTTATCCAACAGTTGATACTGGTCAGCCGTCATTTGTGCTCCGCTCTTGTTAAACGATGCAGTAATGGCTTGGGCCTTTTCGTTGTTGCTTTCCATCTCTTTGATTCGCTTAGCGTTAGCGGCTTTTTCCTTAGCGGCCTGCTTTTCAATGTTTTCTGCGGCTTCACCGCCGAGGCTCTTAGCCAATTTCTTCGCTGCTGTCTCAGACTGGTCAGCGGCTTCTTTTGCAGCTTTTGTTAAATCGTCGAACCCTTTAGAGATCGTCTTAGCATTCTGGGTGACTGTGTGGTTTGTATCATCAAAAGCACCAGAAATTTTCCCAGAGGCATCTTTCATTTTGGAAGCAGATCGGTCGGCATCGGCACCAATATCAGTACCCCATCGTGAAGTTCTGTCAGCAGACTCAAGAGCCTTTTTGCCCCACAATTCCCAGATGGCTACACCGGCACCGACGACTGCTGTCACACCTAAAACAACTGGGACGATTGGCCCCAATGCCGCTAGCAATCCTGTTCCGCTCGCTGCGGCTCCGCCCATGGCTGCTCCCATTCCAGAAGTGCCTTCAGCCGCTGCTGCTGCGGCTGGTGCAACCTTCAATGCTTCAAAGGCTGTCTTACTAAAGCCAGACTTGAGCACGTCCATTGCAGTTCCGCCGAGCTTTGCGGCTGCAGATGCTCGCCCAATGACTCCCGCAATTCCAGATATTCCTTTGCTCAAAGCAGTGACAGGCTTAAGAGCTCCACCGATAAGAGAACTCGCTGGCCCTAAAACTGCCGCAAACGCTGCAAATCTGATAATGGTTTGTTGCGTACCGCTGTCCATTTTTGCAAAGGCATTGACAACATCGGTTGCTGTTTTGATAAGAGGAGTCAGCGCCGGTAGAAGTTTTTGACCTACTTCAATTCCTAAAACATGAATAGACTCTTGAAATCTCTTCAATTTTGCGGCATCCGTATTGTTTAACTGGTTAGCAATTTTGGCAGTTGTCCCGCTGGCATGCTCAGCTTCACTGGTATATTTGCGTAGCTCACCGCCACCTGCACCAATTAAGGCATTCATGCCGGCTTGCGCTTCAGTGCCAAAAGCCAACGCTACTGCAGAAGCACGTTGCTGGTCCGTCCACCCCTTAGTGTTATTCTTGATTTTGTCAAGAATCTCTGGAAGAGTTAGCGTTCCTTTTTTGAAATCAGCAACAGATATGCCTAATTCATTAAAGCCTTGAAGATTTTGCTTAGAAGGCTTCAACAGTCTTGTTAAAGCGCCACGTAACGCTGTGCCAGCAACTGATCCTTCAATCCCTTTGTTGCTCATAATACCAATAGCAGCCGCTGTTTCTTCGAGTGAAATACCAGCAGCATGAGCAGAAGGCCCGACATACGTCATTGCCTCGCCCATATCTTGGAACCCTGCTGCAGTAGCGTTCGCAATATAGGTAAGAGCATCTGTAACGCGAGACGTGTTTTTAAGCATGCCCGTTGTTGATTCTGTCTTTAGACCAAATTGCTCCAAAACGGATGTAGAAACATGCATAACATCGTTGAAGTCATCGCCAGACGCTTTTGCAGCATTGAGAACTGCAGGCATAGCGCCTAAAGTTTGCGCAGCGGTATAGCCACGTTTGATCATTTCTGACATGCCGTCGTTAATTGCAGCCGTGGAAACGCCATATTCAACCGACCACTTTTTAGATGCTGATGCTAGTTGATCAAGTTGCGCACGATACTTGGCAGTAATCGCACCCCCATTTGTTAGCAAAGGTCCCATTGCTTGAATCTGGCCGTTGAAATCAATAGCGGACTTAGCTGCTGCTACAAATCCAATGGCAATTGGAGCAGTTACTGCCTTGGTCATCGTTGATCCGAAACTAGTTAGCTTAGAGCTTGCCTTTTCAGTAACAGATGCAAACTTTGATGCACCGTTTGATACTTTAGTCCAGCCGTCACTTTGCAGCGCAATCTCTTTGCGTAAGGCCGCCATTCGATTTTTATTTTGAGCAGCAGCGGCAGCAGTCCGATTATACTGTGATGCAGCATTAGCTTGCAGCTTTGTAGCACGATTAATTTCTTCCTGCGATGCAGTCTCACTTTTATTAAGTTTTTCAACCGCTTTCGAATTTTCATCATACTGTTCTCGTTGTTTCTGAAGCTGAGCTTGGTAGTTCTTTGACTGGCGGCTCAATGTGTCATAGGTTGAACGCATGTTGTTGATAGACTTTTCAGAGCCCTTAAACGCAGCATCTTGAGCCCGCAACTCAGCGGCAGTTGCTTTAATTGAAGAGTTCAAAACTCGCTGGCTTACTTGAAACGGATCAATGTTCAAACTAACAGTAGCCGCAATTTGTCCGAGATTTCCTAACATGTTTTACCTCCCTTCATAGAATTAGAAAAGGAACGGAAAGGCCTTGTCGATCGTGGTCTCCCGTTCCTCGTAAATCTGGTTAAGTTTTTCAATATCGCGGAGCGTCATAGCATCAACGTCAGCTAATCGGTAGCCTTCAGAGAGCCTTGCTTTGTAGAAGTCGTCAAGGTTGCTAATGGCTTCTTTGACGTCCGCTTCGGTGATTTTTTTGCTGTGTCCTTCTTATCCTCTTCGCCATCGCTTAGAGAATCGCCAATGGCATCATTGATTGAATCCAGCGATTTCAAAGAAATAGACGAGCCATCAATAACATCATCGGTAGTAAACTGGTTTTTCCAGAAATCAACCGCAAATTTGGCTAAGTTTTTCTCGTTCTCATCGTAATCATCGTTTGAAGGGCCATCTTTACGGTTTAGCATGCGCAATTGTTGTTGCTGCACTTTCAAGGCGTTCGTAGTATCACGTAATGTTGGCTCTCCATTTCGTGTGAACACGCACGTTTCGCCTTTGATATTTAGTTTAATTTGATATGCCATGCTTACTTAATCTCCTTAGGTATAAGCCGCCCGCTGTTCGCGTATTGTGCATTTACAAGGCGACGAGTTCATTGCTAAGCCACAGTTACAGTTGCGGTGGCAGTTTTACCACCATCGTCAGTTGTGACTGTTACGGTTGCAGACCCTGCCTTTACACCAGCCACAGTTCCATCACTGGAAACGGTGGCAACTGTGGGATCTGACGTTTTGAAAGTAACTTGTTTATTTGCGGCATCAGCCGGATTAATTTGCACTTTTAGCACTGTAGATGCGCCAACCGCAAGGTTAATCGAGCTGTTCTCAAAGCTGACACCGACTACACTTTTGGGACAGTAGTTGAGACAATAGTCGCGTCTTCAGCAGTCTTAGGGAATACATATCCGTGGAACTTATCAAAATCGAATCCATCGTTGTCTTCACGACCAATCAACACAACATTGCCAGTGTCTTGGTCACCTCGAGGAATAAATGAGCCTTCGATACTGTCAGCACTTGGATCTGGTGTGCCGTCAACAGTCTTGGTATCAACGCCCGGAAGTGAGAACATTCCCTTGAGCATACCAACCCAAACGTATTTACCATTTGAGAGCTTTGTACGGAACAAAGTTGCGGCGTAATTAGGGCTAAGATTCTTTGGATATACTTCAACCCCATTAACAACCTTAATACCAAATAAATCAGACTTCATAACGGAATCAACATCGTACATTTCGATTGTTTCGGTTGCTTCTGTGATACCACCAGAAAGAATCAAGTACGGGCCATCATCAGCGGACAGCGTCTTTTGCTCTGTTTTAATATCCAATTTCACACTAGATAAGCCTTGCATCTTTCGTGTGCTTAGTACAAAGTCGTCATCACCGACAACCCCGTATTCAAAGGCCGAAGCCCCAAATTTTGCTAACTTCTTATTAGTTGTTACAGCAGTATCTGCCATATTTAAAATCCTCCTTTAGGAAAATAAAAAGGACTAGCCAATCGGCAGTCCTTGAAACTGAAAGTATCCTGTTGTCATGCGAAGGGCTGGGGTATCACCATCAACGTAGGAGTTGCGATAATACCTTTCCCAGCCAGCCGCATGTAGTGCTTGATATATCTGTGTTTCAATTTTTTCTTGTTGATCCCAGTCCGTTTTGTCCACCCAAAAATCCACTTGTACTTTCGGATACTCTAGGATTCTAGAATCGTCAGCATAGTCAGCACCATCACCGGGCAAAGAAGTGATTCTCACCCATGGAGCTAGACTTTCAGGAGTTACGCTTGTCTGGTTATTGAAGTCTGGAGTGCCTATATACACCTTGTCAGCAATATCCAAATTGGCTGACAGGATGTCATAAACACGTTTTTCAGGTGCCATTACATCCCGCCTTCCTTCAAGTGGCTTAGGAAAGCAGCGATAACAACTGGCCGCATGACTTCTTGGGTTTCTTCAATGAAATGTTGCGGGTCCTGCATTGAAGTACCCGAGTTTGGAAAGTGAGCACGCCAGCCAGTATCTTTACCATATCCAACGTCTACTTCTGTTAAGCCGCTCGTTTCACGGACACTTGAAAGCTTGATGTCATCTCTCAGATGTCCGCTCATATCAGTCTCGCCGTCCCACTCAGGCGTTTTGCTTTTCAGCTTGTCGGCAAACTTCTGTGCACCATCTCGGACAGCCGCTCGAGCTTCTTTTGCAACCCCAAATTGAAGTTTGTTAAGATTAGCGAGCAATTCAGCATCCCCTGTGACTTTTACGCCCATCAGCTCACCGCCTTTGCCGTAATCGTTGTCAGATCGCGCCTCTCGTAATCAGGATCAAGACCCGTGATTTGATATTCCTTCCCACGCCACTGAATTCGCCAAGTTGGTTGGATTTCCTCTGCGGTCAAAAATCGCACTAAAAAAGTCGGGCTGTCTTTGCGAGTGCCCAACTTCGTCTGTGGATCATTTGCTTCTCTGATTGGTACCTTAGGAACTTCCGCCCAAACCGTCATATGCTTAACGAGCACACCATCAACCGGAACTCCGTTAACCTTTTTTGACTCATAGCTGACGAACGCAATTCTCTCAGTCATTCGATTAGTTCGCATCAGAATCACCATCCTCTTCCGGCAATTCTGAGCGAAGCTGATTGATGATATTTGTGGTTGATGTTTGCAACGGAAAGCGCATGACTTCAGCACCCATACCTCGGTAGTCATAGTCTTCCTTCACTTGCTTCATGAGCGCTGTGAAGAAACGATCCCGAGTTTCTGGATTGCTTAGAAATTGTTCCGGATTTGATCCAAAACTAATAGCCGAACTGATTTCACCACAAGCGTCATGCACCAGTTGCATAATCATTGGGTCTTCGATTGTCTGATCAACTTTCAAGTACATTTTCATAACCTGAAACTGTTCATCAGTCAGTGGGCTTTTGTCAAGCGTAGTATCTGCCAAGAGTAATCACCTACCCAGCGTTAACAGTAACAGCAAGCGTTGAGCTGATGCCATTAGTGCTAAATGTGATTGTCGCTGCACCCGCTGCCAGATTGGTAATGGTGTAAACACCATCGGACTTCTTAACAACCGTAGCGACGCTTTCATCGCTCGACACAGCTTCGACTGCTTGAGGAGCGCCATCAGGAGTGACTGTCACCGTGATATCTTTTGTGGCACCGACACCACCCGTGAACGTTTTCTGGCTCAAAGTCACTCCGTCAGGCGTTACGCTTTTGGGGTATATGTGAGGAAGTACCCTGCTTTTTCGTCAGCAACAGATACACCAAAGCGCATTCCTGCTTGCAAGAATTGGCCGTAAATCTGATCATCAACCCAGCGAACCATGAAGTCTGCGCGGTTAGCAAACAGAATTGCCCGCTTGATGTCGCCCAAAAAGGCGTGTGCTTCGCCTGCTGCACCCAAAGTATCATCAGATACAACTGCAATCGGCATACCAAGAACGCTCTTACCAGACGGGGTCAAGATGCTATCTTGCAGCAAGTAACGGCCATTGCCATCTTTAACTGTGTCCAAGAAATTGTAGAAACTCTGAGAAGCAATAATCACGCGAGAATATGCAGGATCTAAATCAACGTTATTGATATGCTTCAAATCATCAACGCTAGAGACCGTCTTGGCAGTGAAGCCTTTCAGCAGAGTTGCGACAGCATCGTTAGTCGTATTGACCTTAATCTGTTGTGCGTTCTGGGCAATCAGGCCAACCAAATCAATCGCAGAGTCGTCAATTGACTCCTGCGAGACTGGTAACGCCTGACGATACGTTTCAACAGACCAGTTGACCGGCTTGAATTCTGGCTTTGCCATTGCTGGATTCTTTTCCAACTCGGCAACAGTGACCATCTTGGTTGTGGCATTTGCAACCGTTGGATAGGTGCCTTTTTGTGTAGAGGCTTGGAATACGTTCGTGAAAGGTTTCAGATCAACAACAGTCTGCAATTCACGCTGTGGTGTATTGCTAATAGTTTCTGGAATGGTCGAGGCCGCGTCTGCAGCCTTGACACCGGCATTTACCGCATCACTGGCATCAGTAGGATCAGCTCGTAAAACTGCAAATGTGCCAACATCAGTCTTTTCAAAATTGACGCCATCAGTATTACGACCACGAGTATGCAAATAAGCATTCAGTGCATCGCGATAGCTATGCTCTTCCGGATGACCAGGCTTCTTCCCGCTTGGTTGTTCATTGCCTTTCAGCGCAGCCTCGTATAAGTCACGTTTTTCTTCAAGATCTTTGATCTCTTTGCCAGCTTTATCATACTTGGCACGAACGCCTTCTGCCTTCTTCAGATTTTCCTCGGAATCTTCACCTTCAAGTAAAGAACGAAGTTCTGTCTTCATAGCTGGCAACGCTGAACGCTTTTCATCAAGCTGCTTTTTAACAGCAGCTAATTTTTCATCTAAAGTCATCTAGTGACCCTCCTTATTTTTGTATAAAAATAGGCACCGATTATTCGATGCCCTTGAGCAATTCCTCTTTATTCAGTTGATAAAGCATCTTACGCCGCTTACGTTCCCATTCTGGCGGCTGATCTAGCGCTTTAATCTGCTCTAGCGATCGTGCTCCGACCTTTACCTCAGTATCCGGATATGCTGGCGTGGTTACTGGAGAGACATCAAACAAATGATCAATATTGTTAATAGTGCGGTCATACTTCACACCACGTTCATTAGATTTTTGCCACTTCTGTGCATCTTTGTCCGGCGCAATCGTGAATGCAAAACTTGATTGGCTGATGATCCCCTGCCGAACGTTCTCAAGCAAGTCACGGCCAAGCTGTGTATCTGGCGGTGTCAGCATATATTTGAGTCCCGTATCATCGACAGTCAGCTCTAGGTTGACACCTGTGCGGCCTAACACTTGATTCTGGTCGTGGTTAAACAGTGCAACAACATTGCTCATATCAGCATTGTCCAGAGCATGGCGATCAATGTGTTCGCGGAAACTCAACTCACCACTGCCCATAATCTCGGATTGACGATCAAATTTGAGCGCATAGCCTTCAATGACCGCGGGGTGTTCTTTGTCCCCATCACGAATTTGCATGGGTGTTGCTGTCATTCGCAGTTCCTTTGGCAATTGCATCACCTCCTTTCGTTGGCTCGGAATACTAAGACTCCGATCATCGATGTAATAATCCGCGACAACCTTTCTAGTATCAGTACCATACTTTTTAATGTTGTCTTCCGTATTTTTGTTGACCAAGTCAAATTGAATGCCTTGATTCTTAGACCAAGCGACTGCATCACTCAACTGACTGCCAGTACGAGACGTCCACAAAATGAGCGTATTACCGTCAACCTTAAGCTGTTTAACAAACTTTATATTCTGTGTGATAGGATTCCCAATTTTTGGATAAAAAGAAGTGGCAAGAACCCCATCAAAATCGATAGCGTATGTTGCCATAATTATCCTTTCTGGGTTGAGCTCCCCTTCAATTGACCTGCGTGTTCAGCTTGATAAGCTTCCTTTTGATCAAGAAATACTGTGTTAAGTGTCGACTGAATACGATCCATGTTCGGGTCTTTTAACGGTTTCTTTCCAAGCTCCGCACGTCCCTCGTTTCCAGTCCACAGTCCGCCATTGACTGCTGTATTTACGTCAGCAATCGGCAATCCGTTTACTGATTTTGTGTCGAATCCTATGCAATATTGGTGCCGTTGCGCGTCATCAAGCAGCTTTAATTCAAACTCACTTGTAATCGGCTCAAAGTAAAATGGAAGATCATTGCGAATATAGTCATCAGCCAACTGTTTAACAGACTGGTTAGGACTATTTTGGGCTAATCGATACGCTGGCACCCGCAAAGCCTTCGCGATCTGCGCTGTTGAATAGTTATTGCTGTTAATCAGATTAAGAACGTTGGTATCAACTTCCAACGGCTGATAATCCATCGTTGCGTCAACTATAATTGGCGATCCAGCATCAGCACCTGCCTGTGCCCTTTCAAAATCTTCACGAATCTTCTGGCGTGCTTCAGCGGACAGGCGACTCTCCTTTGCTTTGATAATTGAGCCTTTCAAACCGCTCTTGAAGAACTTCTGTAAGGTTGAAACACCTGACTCCTGCAGTCCAATCTCATCACCAAGCGACAACAGCGGTGAGCGCCCCATGATTGTGTCGTATGAGAAAAACTTCCAGTGAATGACGTCCTCAAATCCACATATTTTTTGCATGCTAGAATTGTAAGGCGTGAAACGGTAGATGATGTTATCGGGATCGCTTGTGTCCACCTGCGTCTGTGATGGGGCATAGAACTCAAACATAGCTGGTTCGTTGGTTATCGGATCGCGCACAATCCGCGAATAAGCATTGCCAGTCAAAATTGCATTGACCATCATGGAAAATTTCCACTGATATGCTGATAAACGTTTGTTAACCTTTGTGTTCATCAGATAATCAATGTCAGACAAGTCTATCACTTCATCGGTTGAGCTGTCAGTGATCACCAACGGAAATCGGCTAACATCACCTGCGACAATTGAGACAGCTGTCAGCACATCGGAGTTGCGTAATGCAGAAATACCAAGGTATCCACCTCGAAATGATGGGATTACCCCAGAATCAAGCAAATGATCTGCCCATTGAGGGTCCACTTCGGTTGCCAATCCTCGAAATAGCTTCATTCATCTCACCTCCCTTCGTTATCAGGAAGCAACAGAATAAAGGCGAGAACAAACAACAAGCCGCCGCAAACCATGAATCCAGTAGGCCTATTGATCAAAAAAGCCCCATATCCAGCTAAAATGAAGCCTAAAACAGTGGCAATTCCAGCCATATTTGCGCCAAGAATTCTGAAAAAGTTAGCTAGTTTTCCATTCACGTTCTCACCTCCTAAAAGCCAAAGTCGTCACTAAACACACGGTCGTCGTCCAAATAGTTGTCCAAGTCTTCCTTAAAAGCGATGGCATAAGCATCAAGCGTGGCATCAATCATGTCTATTTTGTTAGCATACTTATTCTTATTAATACGGACGCCGTTGTTGTCAGACATTAGAACCGCGTTCATTGCGGCGGCCTGCATAATGCGATTATCTGAATGCTTTATGCGACCGCCTATAACATCATCGCGGAACTGCTTAGTTGGCATTGACAGTGTCAGCGTTCCTTGTCGCACCTGTACCATCGGCCACTCAGGATGATTCTTCTCAATTGCCGTTAGCATTGGTCCAAATTGATAAGGATCGTACATGATTCCTTGAACATCTATGTCATTGCGTTCAATAAAGTCCTCGAGCCATTCATATACCCGATCGTTGTCGATGATACCTGACTCTAAACTGCTGATCTCGCCTTCGCTGTGTTGTTCAGCAGCCAAGTAGTCAATCCGATCTGTCTTGATTTTGTTATCGATGCCACCTTTAGAAGCAACAAATGCATAACCATCAAGCCACCACCAGCCTTCTTGCGGGACTAGCCACGTAATGGCAAATAAGTCGCTTGTACGGCCAACGTCAATGCCAATCCATGCTCTTTCCCCGCGAATATCAGGTTTGTCGGTCAACTCTGCCGCTTTCCAAGCGTCGAAATCTAGATAACTGTCTTCTGTAGCTTGTCGCCAAATATTGAAGTTTTTGACCAATTTAGCGTTTAGACTGCCATCAGCACGAGCTTGAGTTAACTTAGTGGTCAGATAATCACTGATTTGGCCGTTTAAGGTATCAACGTCAAGTAGCGGATTCGATTTGATCCAAGAATTGGGGTCATCAACCTCTTGTACGTTGTCTTGTTCAGCAATGAATGCAAAATAGCGTTCTGCCTTTTCTTCACCGGACAACACCTTTTTGGCATACGGATAATTTTGTTGAAACATCGGCACGTTCATGTCGAATCCAGCCGTTGAAATGATGAACGTCAGATAACTAGGCAGTAACACCTGCCCTGAGGCAAGGGTTTCAATCATATCTGTTGTTTTAGCGTTAGCATATTCGTCAACCACCGCAACATGGGGTTCATAGCCATCGACAAGTCCTGTATCACGAGAGAATGAACGAATTGTTGACCCGTCGTCTAAATTGACAAGTTCATCTCGCGTAATCTTAACCATTCGTTTGATACCAGGGTCTTTCCGCATCAGCGCACGTAGTCGGTCTTTGACCATTCCGAATACAATGCCGGCCTGCTTGCGATCATTAGCAGCGGTATATAATTGCCGTTTGTTGGCTGGATTCTTTCCGAACAGAAACTCATACAGAATGACGCCAGAAATCAAAAGCGACTTACCGTTTTTTCGTGCCATCGAAATGAACACATCGGTAAATCGCCTTATATTTGAATCATCTTTATCAACCCAGCCATATATACTGCCAATAATGAATTTCTGAAACGGTGCTAATGGTTGTGGTTTCCCACTTTTTGGTTCCGGCAGAATTTCCATAAATTTAACTGCCTTTCCCGCTAGATTTGGATCATAATGCCATCGCCAATCTGTTCGTTTCAAGTCTTCCTGATGCCTTTTAACCGCGAGACTAACTGCCTTAGAGGTAATAAGACGACCGTCCAGCACACGCTTTATGAAATTAGGCATTGGATCTCTAAATTTTGCCAACTAACATCATCTCCATCACGGCTAGCCAAAAGTATCAATGATTGAATCGTTCTTCTGTGATTCGGTCTTAGGCATGCTCATCTGCATCCGGCTGTTGACATTAAGGCCAAGATCACTGGCTAGACTTTTAATATTTGCTGTGGCTTTATTCAAGATGTTAATGTACGCATAATATTCATCTTGATCTCCATTCTTTAAAGCCAATTTCATGTTTACCGATGTGTTTTTGTAAACCGAATACCATGTACAATAGTTTTCCAACTCGGCGCGATCGAGGTTTCTAAGTGGTAATGTCCCCAAAGACTCGATGATTCGCTTGTATTCTTGTTTTGCGACTGGGTCAAGATGATTAGGAGGTGTTACCTGAAGTTTTGGAATGCCATCTTTGGCCATCAATTCTGCATGTAGCTTGGCTTCCTGCCGTTCTTTGGTCAGATCACCCTTCGACATTTGAAGCACTTTGTATTTTCCAGCCATTCTCCACTTCACCTCCTTATATCTATATAAAATGGGTCAGTTTTACCCCCTACCCCCTAAAAATCGTTACAATTTGGGGCGCAAAAAAGAGGCCGACCGTTCTTCCGTTCCAAGAAATGTAACCCCCGATAAAAATGGAAGGGGGGTCTAGCCGTTTCCAGCCCGTGAAGTCGCCCGATAAATTCTCGAAAATTCGTTTTTTAATTTTTTATTTCTTTGAATTTTTTAAATTTGTTTTGTGATTTCAATTCATCAAGTTTATTCATCGCTTTGATGACTTGACTCACATCTCGACCTTGCTTAGACAGTCTCTGCATGCATGTGTCTCGGTCAGTGTCGATGAGTATGTGTTCGACCTCTCGACTAGCAAGCAACGTGTCTAGCTTCTCATCTGGATATGTCATGACTAACCATACATGGTCAAAGGTCTGCTCTGCTTTAAGCTTCCGCAGTATCAGCTCATAGATTAGTTGCACATAATCATTGGCGTCTATATTGCCCTGATGTAATGGCAGGCCTGTTAACGCCATCATGAGATGGTCGTAATCAAAGACGAGGTCATACTGTCCTTGATGTCGCTTGACGTACGTTGACTTGCCACTTGCTGGATAGCCAACGATTACTGTAATCTTCATGGCTCGATGCTGTCCCTTCTTACGCTTGGTTGTCTCACGTCTCGTCTTCCAATAGTGGCAGTCCTTGCATAAAGCCTGCAGATTATCCGCGTTCGTGCGGTCTTCCCAGTCATCTTCGCTTGGAACAATATGATCAACCAATGAGGCTTGCAAGCCACAGCGTTGGCATAAACTGTTGTCTCTAATCAATATCTGCTCACGCAGCTGCTTCCATTCATTACTGTGATAGAACTTAAGGTAGTCCGACTGCTGCTCATTCCGCACACGGTTGTACTGCCTATCCGCCTCCGATCTAACGCGAGCATTGGCATCAACCAATTGCGGTCTGCCATTTATAAAGGCAAGCTTCTTACTTGGCATGAATATCATTCTTAAAGAGATCAGGTCCCATCGCAGACCCCTGAGCGATTCCTTCGCGGCGATCCCCCTTTAAATATTCGACTTTATAAGCCTGGATAACATGATCTGTTGCCGCTGGATCTTTTGTATGCCAGTCAAGTGAAACGCTGACGAGCCCTGTATCTGATCTATCAATCCGTTTGCCATCAACCCAAACACATGGCACATCATTAATGTCATCGAATTCGATACGAACATGCGGAGTGCTTGCACGCTGCGATGAATGCTCCTGTTTTTGCTGATGGTCAGTCAGCGCTCTTAAATACGCCATGAATGGCTCACTGAATCTAGGACGAGCAGGCAGCTCAACGCCTTCGATATCAGGTAACTTAGCATCACATAGACCATACGCAGTTAAAGTTGGCGAAACTTCCGGTGTCGCGTCAGCCTTGATGTTTTCGACCGCGTTCTTGATCTTGTCAAGTTTGGCCATAAGTGGATCGGTGTTCGCATCAATCGTAACGGTTATCTTATCGATTACTTTTTTACCTGATAAGCGTTCTTTCAGTCGTTTGACTACTTTAAACATGCATAATTCCTCCTAAGATAATATGATTGTCGAATAGGAACCGTTACCGTCAATATTTAGACTAGTAACATCCCATCCTGATTTATTTAGCAAACTGATTACTTCATTAACGACTGCTGGATTGTACTTGGAAACGCCAACTGAGATTGGGGATGTAGTATTAATTCCTTGATTAATGGCATCGTTCACATCAGCAATCAGACTGTCTTTGTATTTCTTAGTTGCAGTGGCACGAGTTGGCAGGCATCCTTCCATTTTTGGTAGCACTGGTGCGGGTGGAGGCAACTGACGGTGAGACAATTGCCTACTTTGGCCTTTAGCATTATTTGAGAGCATATGTTTCCCTCCGTGTATTGTTTCCCTTGATAGCTCTTCAATGATTTTTTGCTCCGTGCGGCTAACGTAGCCATAGCTAACACGTTTCATACCTGACATGACTTACACCGCCAACTCGAAGGAAAAACCTCCGTGATATTTGCGCTTGCCACGAAGACACTTAGATACAGCGCTTCGGTCTAGTCCAAGAAGTTCCGCGGCTTTTCTGGCACTTTCAAAGAAATAGCGATGTCCCGAGCCACTTACCGCATAGATTGGACGCTCGTTTGCCTTTGCCGCGCGCTCGGTGCGAGTACCGTAATTGGTATTATATAACGCTGTACACCACTCAAGATTTTCAACTAAGTTGTTGCCTTTGTCCTCGTCTATGTGATTGACTTCTGGCAAGTTGTCGGGATTGTCTAAAAATGCTGCGGCTACCAAGCAATGAATGGACACTTGCTTTATGTGTCTGTCCCGATATAAATTGACCTTGAGGTAACCGTTTCTATTTGGAAAGCTGGCGAGTACCCTTTCCTTTACGGGGTGTCCGTTCGAGTCTACACGTTCAAGGCTCCTCACTCGGCCAAGATTAGAGACCTGATATAGTCCTTTGTAATCTTCAATGTCTTTCCAGATTTCCTTTTCGCTCATGATAATCGCCTCTCAAACGTAATATATGGCTGTCGTATTGTGATCCGAATATTCGACCAGCTCAAACGTTTTGTGAGCAACCACGCCAATATCATCAGTCCATTTGTCGGTTGGCTTGCGTGTCGATACTTGACGCTGAACTAATCCGCCCAGATCTTTGCTCATCTCTGAATGTAGATGCCCCGTAAACAGCTCGCGGTTCTGTGCTGTGCCTAACATGAAGCCAAACTCATCAAGATACTTCGCAAGGTAGTTGTTCTTGCCCTTGTCACCATGAGTGGCACCAATGAAGTTGCGGCCTAACATTGCACCTTTGTAATGCTTCAGTGATATGTCCCAAGTGATGTTCGGCTGGTTGCTGTAGGCACGTTTCAATAGACGTGCGAACATATACCCAACTGACGGGTCGTGGTTTCCGGCACAATACATGACCTCACACTCATTTGCGTTCTTAATGATTGCTTCAATTAGTGTCTCGAAGTATTGCTCCATTTCGTTCACAGTCTCGCCTAGGTCAGTTGTTTCGAGCTGTGTACCCTTTGCTGTGGTCGAGTTGATATTATCCACATGAGCCAGATCACCGCCCAGAATGAGCAATATCTTTGCGTAGTGGCCGCGTTCAATGATCTCTAGCTGACGCTTCAATGATTCAGCATAGATGTCGAATGTGTGACCGTTGAAATGTGTATCAAATGCCGGAATGACCAGATAGCGATCTGATTGTACAAAAATAGGAGCCTTGGCTTGATACGGCTCCTTGTGTGTGATGATGTCATTCATCAATGATTCATATTGTTCCGCCTCAACTAACGGCCTAATTTGTATCTTGCTTTGATACAATGTCGCTTCAGGCGTTTGCTTCCAGAAGTTGCTTGTGGCACGTACAAGCTCCCACTTGGTGTAATCATACCCATGGGCTTCCAAAACCTCTCTAGGTGTCATTTTGTGACCCCTGACAACCTTTAGAATGGTTTCACTGGACTGTGTGCCATCTGAATCGTATTCATTCTTGACTGGTTTTTGAAATTCGATTCCAAGACGTCTTGCTTTTCCCTGAAGCGCGTCATAGCTAATCCCGAGCTTATCTGCCGCCTCTCGTCTTGTAAAACCTTCAGAGGCGAGCTTCCTAATGCCACTGATTTGTTCATTTGTCCATTGCATCTACTCGCCTCCGAAATTATGTATAAAAATAGCACCTCACGAAAAGCGAAGTGCTATAGTCCGGTGCCTACTCCTGAACTGATTGATTCGACATCTACCTGAGATAGGGTTTACCAGACTTGATCCTATGTGAGAGATGGGAATCGAACCCACGCATTACCCGCCTGATGACGGGGCGCTTTTCCACTTAGCTACTCTCACTACTTGTTGACACGAATCCTAGATACCGCGCTAGGCCGCTAAAGACAGATCTGTCATCCGGTGTAAGCGTGTCTTCTTACACTGGCCATTTTTTGTTTGCTCGCTCTCCCAGTGTCAGATGGGGTCATCGCAAGCTGTGTCCGGTCGCTAAACTGGACAATGTGGCATGCGGGAATCGAACCCGCCTGACTATCACGGTCAGTCCTCATTGCCACGCCTTGCCACAGCTTTATCATCACTGAGGCTCGGAGGAAAAACGCGGTGTCTCAGGTTTCTCACCTTTGGCACAATACCATCATATGACGTTGACTATCCGCGAAGTGTCCGCTCTTTGTCCGCAAAGTGTCCGGTCTAGAAATAAGTAACAATTTCTGTAGGAAAAGGTGGCCAAAGCTCAGCAAAAGCACAAAGTGCCTCTTTTTTTGCATCATAATATGCTGTATGCCCATAGCCAAGCCGTTGCTGAATAGCAACATCCTTCATTGGTTGGGGAAGCAAGTACGCTAATTTAATGATCTTTGCCCAATTCGGATCTTTACTTACGTTTGGCATCGCCTTGTTAACAATATAATCGCACTGTGCTACTAAATCCTCATCATCAAGAGTATTAATTATTTTGTCCTCATTACGATTAGAAACAGTATCATTTCTAGGCATTCCATCAAGAGTGGGCGATTGAATTGATACGGCACCACGCAAAGTTTTTGACTTAGCCCGAGGATATTCTAGTAAAATACGTTCAGCATTGGCGGCTGTTTCATCTCGATCTTGTTTGCTTCTCTTGCCAAAGTAACTCGTTGCTCGCACCACTGCGTCCACTCCTTATGGTATAATAAATTTTGTAAAAGTTTGGGGGATAAGCGTGCCTTCGTGGTGCGCTTTTTTTATTTGCTTTCAGGAGGACGAATGAGCTCCCATGGATCAATCCCAGCTCCATATGCGATTTTATCTAAGGTGTTAAGTGAAACACTGCCCTTCCCAGAGATTGCATATTCAAGCGTGTTGATGGGTATTCCGATCTCTTTTGCATATTTGGCTTGTGTCATGCCCAGATCGTATATATTCTTCCTAAGGTTTTTGGCCAATGCTTGTTTGCTGTCCAAATTATTCGCCTCCGTCCTCATTTTCGGTGTACCAGTCGTCATTGCTTAATAGCCAATAGCTTATCTCCCTGGCTTGCTTGTAAATTGGGTCGACACGTGCAGTCATCGCGTCAGTCGTCCATTTAGACCAAGCAATGTCATGCAATAGCTTAGTCGCAAGCTCGGCCTTGGCACACAACTCGCCTTGAAGATATGCGTCAATATCCTTGCTTTTACTCATGTTGCGCCTCCCTTGGCATCCTAGCGTCCGCAGCTCTGAACTTAATCTCTCGTTTCATTTCTCCGCCTCTATTCTTTTAGTAACCACTTGACCAGTTTTTCTCCTGACCACAAAACGAAACATGCAACTGTCGCTGCGCCAATTGCGAAGATCAAGGTAGTCAATGATTTAACTATTCCAAGTTTGATAAAAGGCTTAACAACCAAATCCCAAAGGAAACTGGCAAATCCGTAAATGATGAAACCCGCCCAAACTGCTAAAAGAACATAGGCAATGGCGTGCTTGATCTTTTTCTTCATTTCTCCGCCTCCAATTTCACGATTTCGCCGGTTTCCTCGACTTTCCATACGCCAAGAACCCAAGCAATAGCGAAGGTGTTTTGACTGGCAATTATCCATGCCAATGGCTCGCTAACCTTATATCCGTTTTTAGCCGTGTCTAACACGCCAAGTAGATTAGTTTGCCCATGCGCCGATCGCAATATCTCCCCCACCGTCTGCGGTATCACCGGCAGATCATCTGGCAAGGCGGCGTCATAACGTTTCTTGTAGTCATATAGTGTTTCCCTAGGCCAGCCATTGAAGAACACCTGATAGCCAGCAAGACGATTCCAAACCGCCTCAAGCACGTCCCGCTTCGTCTCACTTGTCATAGCTAGTTACCTTTCCAGTCTCTTCAACTATCCATAGTCCACGACTCCATGCTTCTGCAAAGATAGATTCATTGTTATTTATCCATTTGCTAACTTCACTGGATGGCAAAGCATCTTGATTTGCCCAAGCCAACTCATCAAGCAAACTATTTTTACCATATACGTCTCTAATTTCCTCCGAGACACACTTTGATACGACTGGAAGATCATCTGGCAAGGCAGCATCATAACGGTCTTTGAATCTTTCTTCTTTGATTCTGACAAGCTTAAAATCTGGATATTTCCAATTGGCATCTGGCATAGTTTCATCTACTTGCCATTCGTCCAGAACTTCATTGAACACGTCCCGCTTCGTCTCATTGCTCATAGCACACACCTCCAGCCGGTAGTTTCGAACATTGCATAGGAATCGTCAGGGTTCTTCTTTTTTAAGTAATTAAGTTGAAGAACTGCTCGCTCACGGTTGAAGTAGATAGGCGATACACGGTGTGCATTTCCAAAATCAGACACCTTGGCCACGAAGTAACAAGCTCTCCCACCGCTTTTTAGGTTCACTTCTTGTTTATTCATCGTCAGTCACCTCTTTATTCGCATTATTGTTTGCAATTCGTTCAATATCGGCTTCTGTTACACCAACGCCAAAGCATTTTGCTGTTTCAAAGTTATTTTCATTTGTGATCACCGGCTGTTTGAAATAAGCCAGCATTTCAGTATTTGAGATATATGATACTGCTGATAGATTGAGCAACTTTCCGCTTTCTAGCTTAATCAGCATCGTCAGTCACCTCTTCTTTCGTGAGAGGCACCAGTTTGTAGTCTCGCTCATTAAGCATGACGCCTACGACCTTGCCAGTCTCTTTGCTGATGTAGATGTCATCGAACGTGTCGTCTCCAGTTTTAATCGGTCGTCCTCCTTACACACTTTTTGTGAAGAACCAGTTTGCATATCGTTTGAACTCTTCACGCTTTGCCTCGGGCATCCCGGTCCTCTTTGCTTTTGGAAGCCTTCCTTTTTTCCGAAGATCGTAAATCTTGGTTTTGATGGCATCATATCCCCGATTGAAAAGCCTCTGTAACTCTTCGTAATTCTCAACGATGCCATAACTATCAAACTTGATGCTTTGCAACAAAGCAGTTTCTTCTTCATGTGTCCATTTTCTTGTACGGGCGTATCCATTGTTACGCCAAAATTCCTGAATCCCATATTTGGTTCTACCCGTTATCATTGCTATTTCTTCGTACGTGTACTTTTGCTCAATCAGACTGGCAATCATCTTTTTCTCGCTTTTTGAATAAAGACTGCGATATTTCTCTTGCTGATTATTTTTGCAAAATTTTGGAAGCTTTCCTTGTTTTCTGAGATCATTTACAACATGTTCAACGCTAGATACTGTCCTTCCAAATATTTCGGCAAGGTCTTCATAGTTTAGAATGGCGTTTGTATCTGCGGCCATAATCACTTCATTTTTTAAACGGTCAATTTCCTTTTGCGTCCAAAATTTGTATACTCTACCTTGTTTCATATCGTTCACCTCACAAAGCGGCCATTAATTGTCCGATCTTTGCATCTTCCGAAGTCTCTGTATCTTTAAGCAGATGGATATACACCTTCTGGGTTGTCAGCGAGCTAGAATGGCCTAACCGTTTTGCGACAGCTTGTAAGTTGATACCCTTGCCAATCAGTAATGATGCATGTGTATGCCGCAATCCGTGTGCCGATATAACGGGAACGCCTGCATTCTCACAATGAAGTTTCAAGATGTCATTAATGGTCTCGTTGTATATACGCTTGCCGTCTGGCACAAATATTGGCTTATCCTTCGGCAAGTTTTGAATCATCATTGCAAACTTCGCTGCAGTTTTGTAGTCAAGTGCAATGGTTCGTACCGATGACTTGTTTTTGGTTGGTGCAAACTTACCGGTGGCGCTTTTATAGTCCCAAGTTTTGTTAACTCTTAGTGTCAAAGAGTCCAAATCGAAGTCTGCCGGTGTTAGCCCGAGAGCTTCTGCAAATCGCAGTCCCGTCTTGGCAAGTAGTAAAATCATGTAATCGTAATCTAGCTCTTTTCCCAAATTGAGATCTTGGAGAAGTTTCTCTAATTCTTCTGGCTGCAAAAACTTAATCTTGTGTTCTCTGTGCCTCGTTCCGCCAATAACTGCACGCAAGGTTGGATCTCGCTTAATCAGTCCTTCGTCCAGAATGTCCTGAATCACGCATTTTAGCTGGTGATGAAAGTCCATGCATGTTTGATGCTCATGTGTCTCTGCATACTGGCTAAGAAGCTGTTGATAGCTTCTGCGGGTAAGCTGTGTCACCTTTAGTTGCGGTGCCAACAATTTGAGCATTCGCTCGGTGTTCTCCCACTTGCGATAGGTCACTGGGGTCACATAATTGTGCTTGTATGTCTCAATCCACTTTTTGAAATAGGTCTGAAATAACTGTTCATTTCTCTTCAAGTTTGTCCTCCTTCCCCGCTGCTAATTTCTGAATGACTTCGTTGTATCTTGCGGGTATCTCTGTTGATTCAATGTGACTTTGTTCAGGCTCTAGCCACTGTCGAATATCAAATTCTTGTTCAACGTCTTTGCTATGCGGCATCACATTTACTGTGCTGAAATGCAAATAGTTGTCTTCATCGTTTTGAATGAAATATACTTGTCTAGCAGCACGTGTCAGACTGTCACCATGAACAATTGTTGCGTTCATGCCGCGAATGGAGCAGTTGAATATCAAAAACGGCAACGTACTGTCGCCAAGCTCTTCTAAATGGTAAAAATACATGCTTGGCCGGTAGTCCCACGGCTTGTGCTTCAAACGGTCTTGTTGCCATCGTTGAATCATCATTGATCCAGTCCCAGCGGCAACCTCGTAATACTCGCTACTGTCGTTCGATCCAACGAGCATGTTCACGAGCATGCTGATGCTTTCAGGGGTGAAGTCTTGTTTCTTGTCTTTGCGGTCAGCTTGAACGCTCATGAAATATTCTGAGAACCAGTCATGCGATACGTCTGTGCTGACATCTAGGAATTGCTTAAAAAGCTCGTTACGCTTTTGCTGATCCATGACAATCTTCATCAATGCTGCTGGTGCTTGCTGTGCCTCACGGACACCTAACAGTTTGTGAACGATATCTGCTGTGAATTTGGTCATCATTTTTTCGCCTCTTATAGTTGCTCTTCCGTGAATAGTCCTGTGTGATAGTCATATCTAGCAATCGTGACCGGTATCTTGTACCTGATCATGAACAGCAACATTTTCTGCTTAGAATCACGAGTCAGTGTGGCATTACCACCTTTGACGTCCACCACTTTCGTTAGCTTGCCATTTTCGTAAAAGCAGAAATCTGGAGTGTATCTTCGTGCTGAATATCGCTTGCCGTTTATCACGAAAGCCGAAATAATCTCGAAATGTTCCTGCATCGTGATCTTCTGTGGCTTGTTGCGTATCAGCATGTAGTAGGCGCCCTCTGCTTTGCTTGCGAATCTAATGCCATCAATCACGACTGGCTGCGCATTGTACTTGCCTCTGCGTCTCTTGCGGATAACCATTGCTAACGACTCACGATCTCTTCATGGCCGTTGTTGCGGATTGGCAACTTGATATCAAACTCATTTGCCACTCGCTTCACGAACGTTGTTGACTTCCCAATCCGTTTCGCAACGTCAATCAGTGTGTCGCATTGTGAGGCCGCTTCTGCGATTCCGCGCGCGTATTTGGCACGGGCTTCTTTTCACTTTTTTGAAATCTTTTTAATGCCGTTGCTTACTGAAGTCTTCAAAATGTCGCTGTCATCAACACCGGCTACCGCACGTTTCTCGACAATCGCTTTCTTTGATACAACAATCCGGCCGTTGAACTCTTGCTTCTCGATTTTTGAGAATGATTCGCTTTCAGAAATGTCTAGCATTGCTGAGTTTTCATAGCGCTTGATCAATTCAGCTTTGAAATCGCGCCACACTTTGTCTCCCTGCTTGTATAAACGCACTGTTACTTGTGTCATAATTCTGCCTCCTGACGCAACTCGATGTATTCTTGCTCGCTAATTGGCTGTTTTAGTTTTTCCAGCGATATCCCCATGGCCTTAGCTATCTTTATAAGTGTGAGCCTCATTACCTCTTTTCCACTAAGAAAACTAGCAATCGTGATGCGACTCACACCAGCAATCAAAGCAAAACGGTATACTGGCAAGCTGTGATGATCGTCAAGAAAGTTGCGAAGTCGTTCACGGGCCCAATCTTGGCCTGCATTGTTAGTTTCATCCTCATGCTCAATCATGCTTTTGCCTCCTCAAAACTTTTGCTTCGGTAAGTTCACATTTAGCTTTTTCAAGTATCCTCGCCAAATATCGTATGTGTTTTGGCAGTAAGCTCGTGTTACTGGATCAGTTTCTTTTGTTGGTAAATATGCGCTAGTTTCCCCATAATATTCTGACTCAGCCGTCTCTAAGGCATCTGTCAAGGTAACGTACGCCCATTTGTACCAAAACTTCTTCATATCAGCATCGGCTTGTTGCGCCTTTTTTAAATATTCCATGGCTTCATCAAGCTGCAGAATGATGAACAGCGAGTATTGATAATGTCCCTCCTGCATGTACTCATTGAACTCTTTAAGTGTCATAGTTGGATAAGCCATTTCAATACGCCACCTTAAACTGCAACTTTGGCGCGAAAAATCGAAAATCAATGCTGCCAAGTGCTCCTTCACGATTTTTAGCAATTGTTAAAGTCACAGTACGGATATCTGATCTTTCGTTCTGCCGATCACTGTTCCAAAGGAATCCAACCGCATTGCTATCTTGTTCAATTGATCCCGACTCTCGTAAATCTGAGAGTACCGGTTGCTTGTCCTGACGATTCTCAATACCTCGTGATAATTGACTAAGCAAAACAATCGGGATACCAAGCTCGTTGGTCAGCACTTTGAATTGACGGGTGATCTCTTCGATTTGAAGACGGCGATCGGCTTGGCTACGAACACCAATCAGCCCGAGATAATCAACAATAGCAAGATAGCCTTTATCTGCATCAGCGGCTCGCTGCCGCATTGTTTTGACGATCTGCGGTAATTCCACCTGTTTGTCGTAAAGCTGCAAGTGATAGTCTTTAAGGACGTTCCCTGCCTTTTCAACCTCAACCTTCTCAGCATCGCTTAGACTTTTCTGTGGGTTGATGAATTTACCAGCACTGATACCAGTCTTGCAGGCCAACAAGCGGTTGTAGTTTTCTGCATTTGACATTTCAAGTGAAAACATATCAACTGTCAATTCCGGCTGCTGTTTCAAAGCCTCAATGATGAGATTGACCGCGAATGCTGATTTACCGACACCAGGGCGCGCACCAATCGTCAACAAACGTCCCGGCATCAAACCACCGCCCAGAATGTTGTTAAGAGTGAAGTACGTTTTAATCCCATTTTCAGTAGCACCGTGTATCATTTTGTCTTCCATGGCCGCTGCCAAATCTGCAATGCTACTTTCAGTTACCGTCTGACTGGCAGCAGTAGCATTCTGTGAGGCAACCATCATCGCGGTAAGATTGTCCTCGCTTGGTTCTTCCGAATACGCTTGTGCTGTTTGAATGAGCTGACTACGGAAATAATCCCGTTTTAGCTTGCCTACCCACCAGTCAAAGCGTGAGGTGCCAAAATCGCTAGTCATAATGTATTGCCAATCTGTTACTGACATCACGCCAGGATGAGCTGTAGCAAAACCATCCTGCAATTCCAGCGTATCGACGTCACCTGGCAACTTATTCATGTAGGCAACTACTGCAGCGTATTGCTGGTTGTTAAACCATCTAGGATCAATCCATTCAGATTTGATAAGTTCCGGCTTCGTATATAAGCCATACATGACATGCGGTTCAGGATTGCTAGGGTCATAAAGCTTTTTCGTCAAGCTTGTTGCCTCCCTTCATCGTATTCAGCAATGTAACGTTTAGCATCTTCTGGATTGATCGGAATACCCTGCGCTTGGATTTCTTCAAGCACTCTGTCAGGACTGTTGTAGTCGATATACATTGCAATAGCAGTTTTCTTGGGATCGAACTTAGGCTTTCTAGCTTCCTGCTCATCTCGTTCTTCCTTTACGACCTCAAGGTAATCGTTCCATGCCTCTTGGTTGAAGAAAGTGCTACCGTCTTTGACAAACTGCTTCTCTGTGCCTTTGCTCTTGATTAGCTGTCGATAAGCCACAATGCCATCCTGAATTTGTTTGTTGGTAGCAGGGTTCTTCTTTCTACTCATTGCTCGTTTGTAAGCAGCTAATGCTGGCTTCTTGCCGATCTTCTTTGGATACAGTTTCCAGAGCTTTTCAAAGTCACTCTCTAACGTGCTGGATGCACGTATGTTTTTATTAATACTTGTATTATTCTCTTGCCCGTTTTTGGGCATAGGGTATACCCGTTTTTGGCTATAGGTATTACCATTTTTGGGCATAGGGTCTGTACGAATTTTGATATACCTTTTTTCAATTTCTTTGGTACCGTCTTTGTATTTGACATGACGTTCAATATATCCGCTGTCTTCTAAAGCACGTAGCCATCTTTGTATAGTGGTTTGACCTGCCTCGTACAAAGTCATAAAGTATTGATCGCTCGCCCAACAAGAGCCGCTCTTACTGCTGAGTGCCGTGATCTCGCCATACAAGATCTTGGCTCCTTGTGGTAGCTGTTTGTCATAGCGCACACCTGCTGGAATGATGGCATAGTAACTAGGGCTTTCATTCATGATCGTCACCGCCTTCTTAGAATGGAAGATCATCATCCCTGATATCGACTGGCTGACCATTGTTGGCAAAACTGTTGCCTTGGCTTGCGGCCGCTGGGTTATTAGGCGATCGTTGTTGACCATCCTGAGACGCTTGCCGTGGCTCAAGCAAAGCAAAATTCTCAACGATTACCTCGGTCACGAACACTTTCTGGCCTTGCGCGTTATCATACGTACGCGTTTGAATATGACCTTCGATGCCAACAAGCGAACCCTTGTGCGTGAAGTTGGCAAAATTCTCAGCAGACTTACGCCAGATTGCACAATTGATGAAGTCAGTTTCACGTTCCCCATTTGCGCTACGAAATTGGCGATCAACAGCAATCGTAAATGAACCAACCGCTGTTCCACTTTGTGTGTAGCGAAGGTCAACGTCTTTAGTTAATCTGCCTGTTAAAGCAACTGAATTAAGCATTTTTAGTCTCCTTTTTATTCGGTGCTTGTTTTGTAATGTGGCTGAATTCGTTTAAGTTCGTCAGCCGTCAGTTTGATTGGCTTGATGTGATATTTTTGGATAAAAGAGATGAGGCCGATCGTGTGCTGCTCGACATGATGAATGCGGCAAAGGGACATGTAGTGATATTGGCTCTCGTCAATCTTGTTACGATTGCGCCCCATGCCAACCGCCTCGTAATGTGCCAAGTCAGCGGGATTTCCACAGATAACACACTTTCTGAAACGGAGGCAGAACCATTGGCGTGCATAGTCGTTGGGTATCATGTCCCACGTCTTCGTATTGAATGGCACATCGTTGCGGAAGCAAAACTCTAAGATCGTGTAGATCATGTTGCTGGCAGTTGTCATCGAACAGTCACTCAGCGAATATGGTTCAATTGCAAAAATCTCACGCGTATACGACTTCATGATGCATTCGATCATGTCCACCGTGTCACCGTTCCAGTCGGAGATGTCGCGCATCAGTGCAAATATCTTTTTGCGCTGATCTGGGCTTATATGGCGCCCGTCCTCGACTTCTAACTCAATCGATGGTCGTTTACCCGCGGCAAGCTTAGACAGCGTATACAAGCTCACAGAGTCATCAGCAGTGATAGTAATCTGCTGGCCTGAAAGCTTATCCAGCCTGCCGTTTATCTTCATGCTCATTCACGTTCGCCACCTGCCAACTTTCTGAGTTCTGCTTCAAGCAAGTTTTTGACACCAGCAGCGGCTTTAGGAGTTAATGTTTCAACACTCGTTGCTTTGCTGCCGAATTTTGCATTCGCTAAGCCTATCCATATTTCAGCAAGTTCATTAACCGTTTTTGGCTTTGGCTCGCCTTTTTTGTTAGTGGCCGGCAAAGCTTTAAACTGTTGAACCATCATGTCTTTGATAGCTTTAACGGTTGCGTGATCAAGAATGGCACTTGGCCGAATAGACTGCTTGTTTTTGGTTATTGGACCATTGCTTGCTGAGCTGTCATTTGCATCAGGGTCAGAGTCTTCGGTGTCAGTGATGTTGAACATCTGCTTATAAAAATACTTTTGCGCTGAAGTGCTGGCCTTGACCATGGCTTTTTCGCCAGTGTCCTGACCGCTGCCCGGGATGGTAAATGTCATCTCATCATGACCGTCAGTGACAGTGAATGTTCCCATCAAATCAACAAAGTGATTATTGCCACCTTTGCCCGTTGTGCGATCATACTGGTTGACAATCTCATAACTGAATTTGATGACCAGACCGGCTTTGATCAGTGCTGGTTTCACAGCATCTTTGATGGCGCCTTCGCTCTGAAAACTATAATGTTGAAACGAGTTTTGACCATCTTTCTTGATAACACCAACAGCCTGCTGGGCTATCAAAATGCGGTCAACAAGAGACAACTGATTGTCTGATGTTTCATTGTCATTCTTCTCCATTGCCGTCCTCCTACTTAATCAATAAATGTTCACCGCGTGGCTTAAGCTCAGCACCCAGCACTTTTTCTCCGGCTTCTAATCGTTCTCGAATCTTGTCTGTATCTGGTTCGCGTTTTACCTTGAATACATCAGCCTGCAAATTTGCTTGGTCGATGTAAAGTGGCTGCTTTCCGCCATTTTTAGCAACGCTGATAGTAAATAGCGGTGTCTTGATTTTTTGTTGTTTAGTTTCATTCATCGCTTCAACCAACCGCTGTGAAATAGTACCGAGGTTAGATTGATAAGCTTTAATCCGTGCTTCGAAACGGTCACGTTCTTTTTTGTTAGCTTCAATATCGGCCTTGATTTGGCGAATAACCTGTGCATATCCTTCAGCTTTGTCATTGATTGCATCCACGATTGAATCCATGGTGTCAGCTAATACTTCGGGATCAGTCGTCCCGTCTTCAGCAAGTTCTAATAAACTCGCATATTTTCCTTGTAAGTCGTATAATGTTGACATAATAACTTTCCTTTCTATCAGTCGTTGGCATGCGGGCCAGCGGCTTTTTTCATGGTTTGCTTGATAATGAATAGTATCGCGTGTGCGCCATCTTCTTGACCCATGGCGTACGTTTGATGAGGGTCTGTGTTGTTAGGCCCATAGTCAGTGGCAACCTTGTGATATGCCGCGATCTGGCGGTTCGCTTCGGCTAGAATTCGTTCGTATACCTCATTAGTCATCACGTCATCACCTTAGTTTTGCTAGTCGTGCACGTAGCTTGTAATTCTCGGCAAGCAACATCTTTGCAATTGGTGTGTGGTTTCCGCGCATAATGTCTAACATCAGTTCGTTATGCTCTTTCAGCAAATCACCAATGGTTCGTTCTGCTTCATTCAATCCACTGCCTCCAATTTCCGCTGTGGCCTAAGCAGTGACCAATGATCACACCGAAGCCACCAGCAATTAGTAAATAACCAATCATTTCTCCGCCCTCTTACTTATTTCTGGAAAGTGTGTCTGTATAAACTGATCAAACTCTTCTGGCTTACATCGGTAACTTGATTTACCGCCGTGTGGGTACATCACGAGGCGGTTACGAAGCTCGCGTTCGTATGGCCAAAAAACATTGCGCTTAAACCAATCTTTGTCTTGGTGATAACGCCTGTTTAATTCTGGAATGTCCCACCAGCAACGATAATCAGCATCTCGCTTCAATTGCTCGTATTCCGAACGATCAACGATGACCTTGTCTTCCGGTAGTGTGATAGTGATTTCAGGGTTAATCTTCAATGTTGTTTCCATGGCATTTCCTCCTTTCTTTTGGCCTCCCCTTGACAGATAATCAAGTTATCTGGTGATGGAAGGAGGTGATTAATATGAGCGAAGAAATTAAAATCGATCCAGAAAAGTTTGCCTTAGCCAGTCTTGTAAGCTGCCCTTCTAATTTTTCTGAGAAGGATAAATTGGCTTCATACAAGACGGCTTATTTGCTTGCCAAAGAACTTGTAGACTCTCAAAAAGCAAAAGCTGATGCAAAATACAAGAAGCAAATAGAATCAGGAGAGTTTGGATTCTAACGCCCAATGAGTGACAAAGCGGTTTTCAGAGCTGCTTCTTCTTGATCGAGCGACAATTCGCTCATGCTAGCGATCAATCTCAATGCTATTTGTGCAAGCATCTCTTGTTCATAAGGTGCTTGCTTTTTTTCATTGCGTTCGTTCATACTGCCATCCCCTTTTGTAGAAACTTATTGATAAAATACTGCTGGCCTTTTCCGGTCACCTTTGGGGTCTTCTGAACTGTTACATGGCCGTCCGAGTGACTGATCGCCGTTTCCTTGACTTCAAACAGGCCTAGCTCCATCGCACGCTGTGTCGGCGAGTTATAGTCGGCACCAATCCGTTTGATCAGGTAGCCTTGTTCACGTAACCAGGCGAACAACCGCTTGGCACCAATGTCAACGCCGTTCTGTTTGAGCACTTTTGCAAGATCACCAACCAAGATGGTTGTATGGCTGGTGGCTACCGCGTCTGCAAACAACGCTTTAGGCTTCATTGTTTCGTTATCAGCCGTAAGTGCCGCTGTTTTGGCTTGTTCGTCCTTTAGCTGCGTTGCCAGATTGATAATGAAGTCTGGATTATAGATGGCCTTCTCAATCGTTTCAGGCGTCATATAGGCACCATGCTTGCGGATTGATGGGAGGACTTGTTCATATACCCAATCTTGGAACGGACCAGCGCTTGGCAACTTGCTTTCGCCAGCCAACTGATAAAGGCCGGGTTCGGAGATTACCGTCATCGTTTGAGCTCCGAAGGGGGTCGCGATTCGCGACTCCCTTTTGTACTTTGCCTTGACGTGGGTCTTGAGCGCATCCCTAAAGTTCTTATATCCAATTGCTGTCGCGGCATCTTTGCCTACGAAGAATGGCTCACTATCAATCAATACCGTTCGAAGCTGGTTTCCTTGAAAATTGAATTCCTGTAGTTCATTCATTGCTATCCCTCCTTTTGTTCATCAAGCTTTTCGCTAAAAGCGTTATTGCTTCCAAAAAAAATATAGTCTTGTGGGATTGAATAAATCTTGCTGATTTTCCAAATCTGCTGCATTGTCAAATCGGATGAGTCTTTCTCCCACCGTCGCAAGGTTGGCTCTGTTACGCCCATCATTTTAGCGGCATCCGATTGGGGAAGCCCTTTGCGAACTCGCAGGTCTCTTAGTGTGTGCTTCAAGTAGACTGGCACTTTTTCAGGAATGTCCATGATTTCTTCCTCCTTTCTACACTGTCTATACTATCACGCTTTTAGCGAAATGCAATAGGGAAATTCGCTATTTGCGAAAAATATTTTTAAATACCATTGTTTTTTTTCGCTTTGGTGGTAGGATAGCAATTGTAGAAAACATCCTTACAATTAATAGGAGGAAAAATTTTGGACGACATCAAAGAAATATTCGCGAAGAACCTAAAACGACTAATGGATTCTCGCGGTGAAAATTTAACGGAACTATCTAATCACATTGACGTCGCCTATTCGACCGTATCTGATTGGCTGCACGCTAACAAAATGCCTCGTAGCGGATCACTTCAGACAATTGCTGATCATTATGGAGTAAACATCAGCGACTTAACAACTAATCACAGTCAAAAAAGTGTTTCTGGAATGGGCACATACAAATATGTGCCTGCCAACATTTCTGCGGGCACTTTGTGCAATGTTGACCCCTTCACTTCAGACGAGATCGAATCTGTCCAAATATCCGACAAGGTTCTTGGAAAATACGCCGGTGACAAAGATCTTTTGATGATGCATATTAATGGCGAATCAATGAACCAAACAATTCCTGACGGCTCTTTAATAGCAGTCAAACAGTACAACGACATTCAAGACCTTAAAGACGGGGACATCGTTGTGTTCGCAGATGATGGTGACTACGCTGTCAAATATTTCTATAATGATCGTCAAAAACAGATTGTGACCTTTATTCCAGATTCCACCGACAAAAGATTTAGTCCTATCATGTATACCTATGAAGACCTTGAAGAAGAGAACATCAAGATCATTGGCAAAGTCGTCGTGTACACGGTAGTTTTATAAAAATAATACGTCCAAAATCTGATCGACGTAAAAAGCTGCTTTGGAGGAATTCACTATGAAAAAGTCTCTGTTAGTTGGGTTTTCACTGATGTCTGCTTTGCTGCTCGCATCATGTAGTAGTACCACGAGCCAGTCTTCATCAAAAGATGGCTCAAAAATTTCATCTCTTAAAAAAGATATCGCATCACTAAAGTCGCAACTAAAAGAAGAAAAATCTAATAGTAACGAATCTGAAGACTCTTCAAGCGCGGAACAAGAAACAAAAACATTTGGGCTTAACGAGGAAGCAATCGCGGCGCTGAATGATAAAAAGTATTTTGGCTTGAAGCTAACTTCTGCGACAAAGACTTTCGATGATCATGGACAATCCCTAGTTAACAGTGATGTGCAGTCTCTTTCAATCTCTAATGAGAAATCTGTGCAATTCACATTCAATTACATTAATTATGCTGACGATGAGGGCTTTCTACCTAGCCTACAGTATTTCACAGTTTACGGTCCTGACAACGTAGCAGCCACGATTGTCAATCAGCAAGAGGGACAAGACAGCGTTTCAATTGGGCGTTCATCTAATACTACTTTTTGGGCAAACTTTTCTCAGCCTATAAAAGCTGGAGACAAAGTGCAAATTGAATTCAAAATGGATAATCAGGAAACCCCGTTTGTTTTTTCTGCACAAGTCAATTAGTTCCTTTCCCCACGCAAGCGGCGTCCCCGTGCAAGCCGGAGAGTGGGGCTTGATACAAAATAAAAAGCGCCTACCCCACTGGCTAAAGTGAACGAGTAGACGCCAAACAATTACTCGGAGCGACAAGGCTCTTTGCATACTAAATTTTACCAGAAAAGGAGGAAGATTGCATGGCAACATTTAGGAAACGCGGCAAATATTGGGAATACCGAGTTAAGTATACGGATTCCGCTGGTAAACAGTTGGTTGCTTCACACGGCGGGTATCGGCTTAAATCATCTGCGCAAGATGCTGCAGAAGCTGTAGAAGATGACCTCAAACGTGGCGGTGATCCTTCCAAAGCTGGGACACTGTTTTTGGATTATTGGGATCAATGGATTGATGCTTATAAGTCAGGCGATAAGTCCCTCAATACTGAATATAGATACACGTTGCTAAGAAAACATTTGAAGTCACGTTTTGACGGCCGTAAGCTTGGCTCAATCCGTCCAATCGAATGGCAACGTTTCTTGAATGATTTTGCTGCCGGTAAGGACCGCAAGAAAGAGACCACACGCAAAGGCCCTCGTGAACGCTCAAAGGATATTGTCAGCAAGATGAATAGCTATGTCCGCTCAATGGTTAAGGCAGCCATCAATGATCGTCTGCTCTTTTCTGACTTCACTTTTGGTGCCAAGGTTGGTGGAATCCGTTCAGGAAGCAAAGTTAAAGTGCTTGATCAGGACGACTTTGCACAGGTTAAGTCCAAGGCAGCCGATAAAGCTTCATATCGAAGCATAGGGGCGTTTGCAGTGTATCTAGGGGCAATGACAGGCATGCGGGTTTCTGAGGTTCTAGCACTCACGTGGGCTGATATAGATACTATTAACAACGTGATACATGTTACCCGTTCTTGGGATCATCAGTATGGGACTGGATTCAAGCCGACAAAAACCGAAGCATCAATACGAGATATTGAAGTGTCGCCCGCAGTTATTAAGCTACTCGAGCGCATTCATCAAGAGCAAATGGCAGCATACTTGCGAACCGGTTATAGAGATGCCGATCAAATGATCATGCGGAATCAATGGCACACGGTCATTACTGACACAGCCTGCAATAAGGCACTTGCGATTTTGCAAAGCGATGCAGGGATCCCAAAAGAAAAACAAATTACTTTCCACGGCCTTCGTCACAGCCACGTTAGCTATCTAATTAGTCAAGGCATTGACATCTATTACATCTCAAAACGTCTTGGCCATTCAGACATTACAATCACCATGCGCGTATACGGTCATCTTTTGGACTCTCAGAAAAAGAAAGAAGCTTTGAAAGCCACGGCTGCCATGGATCGGCTTTGAATATCTTTGTCCCCTTTTTGTCCCCCTCAATACAAAAACAAAGCCCTCCTAACAAAAGCTAGAAGGGCTAAAACGTTGATTTAAAGGCATTCTATAAAGCTAAAAGAGGCTAAAGAACGCTAATTAATGCCGCGAACAGGAAT